AAAATATTCTTAATTGATTCTTGTGTTGTTGGTATCGCTTCACCGCCGCACTAAAATATTCTTGATCGATTTCATATCCGGTCAAATCAAATCCAAGATTGTGACAAGCAATTGCAATTGATCCACTCCCAAGATGTGTGTCAAGAATTTTGTCGCCTTCATTTGCAAATTTGTTTAAAATCCACACATACAATTCCACGGGTTTTTGACACGGGTGTGTTCGATTATCATATTCCGGATGTATATAAACAACCAAGGGCAAACGATCAAATGATGTGGCCGCAAGTTCGTGCATTGAATAAGATTGTAATTCACTTCTTTTTTTATCCCATACAATCCAACATCTTGTTGACTTCATGTATTGTGGATAATGATTTGCACCGAAAATGATTTGGTTTTTGCTTACGCGATATAAATGATTGAAGTATTCTTTTGGGGGTATGTCGTGATTCCAGTCTTTTTGTTGCATTTGTTTTCCCATTCGACGTGATCCCCGCATATTCTTTTGGATTCCATACGGCGGATCAACAATCGCCAAATCAAATTGATTGTCTTCCATTTCCTTCATGGCTTCCATGCAATCCTTATGGAATAAATTTATACACATTTCAATTGTTGTCGCATATCTGTTCCGACATATCTATCACCGGCCAACCAACGACCGAACTGGTCTTCCTTAAACACGTAAACAAGTCTTGCATTGTCGATGTCCAAGAAGTCGAATGCGTGTCGTTCCTTCCCGGTTGGTTTTAAGAACGGAACAATTGCAACGTAAGGTTTTTCAACTTCGTGTGCTTCGAATACATAAGTCTTTTGTTCCCTTCCAAGGTTGTCAATCACTCCAGTCATTGCGGCGTATTCCCTTGCCTGATTAAATGATATTTTCTTCCCAAGGAATTTGTGTGATTTACTGACATATTTTATTTCTGCGATTATGACATTTGTGTCGTCGGCTAACTTGAAATCAAGATCACCGATATAAATATCACATCCTTTGAAATGTGCGCTGACTTGGCCGTCAAAAAATGCAATTGACGGTTTGTGTCCACACGTTTCACACGCGGGTTCTTTAATCTTCTTTGAAGATACTTCTTCCGACAACGTAGCCGTTTTCAACAAGGTATTTATTTTGTCGTTTGATTTTGTCATTTAATTCATCAATTTGTTTCAACAATGTGGCATTTTCCCCAATCAACCGCATATTGTCTTCTTCCATTTTTTCCAATCGATTCAATGCCGTTATAAAATCGATTTCAGATTCTTCGACTTGTGTTTTTAGGTATTCAACCCTTGAACGTATGTTGTCAAGTTTTTGTCGGAATGTTTTGTCGAACCGAATTGCGTCCTTGGCCTTACGAATCGAATACAATACCGTTGCATGATCTTTTTTGGGGATTAATGTTTTGCCTATTGACGCAAGTGATAAGTTTGTGTATTCCCTTGCAAGGCTGAAATATATCACCCGTGCGTCAACATTTTCTGCGATACGTTTTGAATTAAGTTGTTCATCATTTAAGTCAATCCCGGTTGTTTCCGACACGACTTTTTTAATCATTTTTATGTCCATTTTTTAAGTGTTTTATTGTGGTATATTTAACTTCGTTTATTGCCTTGAGTATTCCCGCACACGCCTCAAATTCTTCCTCGGATTCATAAACCTTAAGTGCTTCTTCCAGTTCTTGGATTGACGATCCGTTTCGGATGTCATTGAGTGCTAAAAAATAATATTCAAGAATTTTATCTTCATTCATCTTGCGGTTCCGTGGTAAACATATTGATCCAACAAAAATTCAATTTCGTCAATTTCCTTATTATGGAAAATTTTAAAATAAGCATCCACGGCAACCTTGTATTTTTCACCGCCGCGTTCAATTGCCTTATCTGACATTTCAATGATACCCGGCGCACGTGTGTGCTTGTTTATGTAAATAAAGATAAATTTTTTCGCCTTTGGAAACAACTGCATATAAATCCACGCTTGAAGATCGTAATTCATTGAATCGATTTTCCATTCAAATTGTTGTGGACTTACAATGCCAGTTTTTAAATCATAAATGATGTCGTCTTTTATCATGTCGGCCTTGCCCCTCACCGGGACATTATCAATCATTTTAATACTTGGAACCTCAACGTCGGCATCTTTTCGGATTTCGCGTATTTCTTCGTTGTTGTCTAATCGACGACACAACCATTCGGCAATGTTTCGATGTTTTTCTTTGAAGATATTTTCTTCACCGTGTTGTGATACAAGTTCTTTGTATGCGTTTGTGTTGCCACGCAAGTCCGTATAAATTTGCGAATAAAAGACGTCCGGTTCAAGCCAACACCAATGTGTCAATTTACCAAGCATCAATGCTTCGGTGTTCCCACCTTTCCCCTTCAAGTATTGAAGTTGCTTGTCCGGATCGTCAAAAATGTTTCTTAATACTGAAGACGACAATGCGTGTTTGCCAAGATGTTTATAATAAAACGAATCGTCTGCGGCCATTGTATTGATTTCGCCTTCAAGATATGATTCGCCATTGAATAATGTAATCATAAGTCTTCGGGATTAAATCGTTCAGGATATTTTTCCATAAGCCAAGAAGAATCCCACATATTGTTTTTAGTCAAAAACTGCGGATCAATTCCCTTCCATTCACGTCGATCTTGAATTTCAATATATCTATTTAATTTTGGGAATTTTTTCTTTTTCATAAGGATGTGATTTCGTTTTGTTCTTGGTGTCTTCGGTCAAGTTCTTGTTGGCATCGTTTTCCGTATGCGTCAAGGCCACCCATTGTGATTGCACGTTGCAATTCTTGTTCGGTTAATGATCTGTAAAATATTTCTTCGTAAGTCATAATTGTGTGTTTTTGTAAATATAAACAATTTTTTTTAATTATTTTCTTTTTGATCTTCCAATTTTTTTAATCGTTCCAAGACAATGGCAAGTGTGATTGTCAAGTTTCTTATATCACGTTGCATTTTTACAAGTGTCGCTTCCTTCATTTGAATACGTCTTTAATACAAGCAATCCCAATCAACAAAACACCGATTGATAAAATAAGAAATGAAATTGATATTAAATTTATCATTTATTTAATTGTTTGATTTTTTCAAGGTATAAAATAAAATCCATGGCTTCCGATTGCGCTTCTTCAATCCATTTATAAAACCCATCAGGGTTGTCGGCCAATGTCGTTCCATATTCACGAATTCCTTCTTGGGATCGTGTCTTAAATTTATTTATCACGTTTGTGACAATTAAATCTTCTTTTGGTTCGTATCGTGGTTCGATCCAACCGGCATCCTTCATTTCATGCCATTTCTTTATTGAATCACTCATGAAATTATTTCTTTAATTAAATATTCCAAAAATCTAAAAACAATATATCCAGTAATTAAACCGTCCATTTTTTCTTAAGTTCTTCGATTTCTTTTTCCACACGTCTTGCGCGTTCAATCGCACGTAATTTATCCGCACGGTATTCTTCAAGGGATTTATTGTACATATATTGATTTGACATCAATTCAGTCACAAAGAATCCAATTTCAGTCATTGCGCTTACGGCTTCATTTAATTTTTCATTGTTCGGGTATTTCTTTTTTAATGCAAGAAGAATTTCACCGACAAGATTAAAATTCGTATAATATTCGATTTCTTTAAGGTTCTGTATTTTTTTGTTCATTGTGTTTTATTTATATGTGTTGTAGACCTTCACAAGTCGATTGTACACTTCGTTTTTAAAACTGCAAGGTGTACATTCCGGACGCTTCAAATTGGGAAACACCCGTGTGTAAATATCGACAAAATTTTCTTGTTCTTGTGGACTGAACTTATTTTGTCTTGTTTCAATTGCATTTTTGACAACATTAAAATCTTCTTCATTAAAACACTCCGGTTTTTCGTATCGAAATATTTCATTCAAGCGTTTTTGACGATCTGAACAACCGCAATCGCGCCCGAGTTTATCGAACACCTTGTCAACAACCTTTTTGATTCCAGTCTTCCGGGTGACCTTGGCCACCGTATCCCCCAACCCGGTTGATCCTTCTTTGTGATTCTTTTTAAATTTTTCGAATTCTGTGGAATTCTTTGTTTTGGTAGTCTTCCCAATCTTCTTGGAATTTGTCTTTGATTTCATTTTTACAATTTTTAAGTGTGTTAAATATACTTACAAAACTAATATTTGTCGCCGCGGCAATCTTGCGGATTGACATATCGGTGTCACGATATAATTCCGTAAGTTTCCGATTATACCAAGACCACGATTCCATTTCCTTGTCAATAAGCTGACATATTTGATGAAACGCTTCTTGTTCTTCAATTGTGTCTTCAGCGACCAATTCAAGGATGTTTTCTTCGTCGTCAAGGGAAATCTTATGGATTTTGTTTTTCGCATTATAAAACTGATAAGTAATTGTTTTAAGTGTGAAATACATATATCCTTCAGATACTTTGCCGTCATGGATAATTTTTTCAGGTGTCGTGTACTTATGTAGGGCCAAATACGCTTCCTGTACGATGTCGTCTTGATATTGACGTTCACCGAAGGATTCAACCAATTTAATCCATTTGTCATGGTCTTTTGCTACTATTTTTAGCCAGTCGGCGGATCGATCCATATTACGGTGATTGAAACAAAAAAAACACAACATTGCAACCAATGTTCTTTTCCTTCTTCGTCATCGTTGAAGGAATATAATATTCCAAACATAATCCCAAAAACGGGTGCCATTTGTACTTCGGCCTTCTTGATGTGACCAATAATTAATACAATGGCTAAAATTATGATTAAGGAATAAATCAAAATAATACTGTTTTTTGTGTTTTCTGTTCACCCATTAAATTGACGCCACCAAATTCATAACCAACATTATTTGGAAGCATCTTAAGGCCAATTGGGGAGTCGAGGGGGCTTGGACGTCCGCCGGAAATATATTCCTTGACCTTAAGCACGTGAAGTTCCATTATATTCCATTTGTCTTTTGATTGAAAATATCTATGACAAACGAAAAAATTTGAACATCTGTTTGCCCACTTCACACCGCCTTCAACTTGTGAATATGACAACGGCATTGGAAACCCGGCCATTGGATGCGTCACCGGATGCACTTTGCGACTTGATTCCGTAACACCGTGCATTGAAACCATAAGTGTAATCTTGTGTTTTTCAGCAAACAAACGCATTTCCGACGCAATCATATAATCAAGTTCATGTGCGCCGTATGCCTTAATTTCTTCTTTTGGTTTCGCAAGTGAATTGTAAGGATCAATAAATGCCGCCGCACTCGGAAGCGCATTGTGAATTCCAAGTATTTGTGTAAGCACGTCTTTATAAGTACACACTTCTTCGACCTTAAGGATTTTGAAATGATGATCCGTCCAATCAATAGCTTGTTCAATTTCTGTTTCTGACGATGTGTCGATTGGTTTTCCCATTTTATATTCAATAATCTTTTGCGCAATTGATCCCGGTGTGTTTTCCGATGACCAAACGATAAATTTCAAATCATATTTTTGCGCAAATAATGTCATTAAATATAAACAAAAAGAAGTTTTTCCAACACCGGCATGACCCGCGTAAATGTCTAAACTTCCATTTAGTTTAAGACGATAAAATTCATCAATTTCAGGAATTCCGATTCTTAAACCTTGAACCACATTTCCATTTTTAATGGCAAGGATTTCGTCTTTTATTGTGTTTTTGTCTATTGTCATAAAAAAAAGGGGACGTTAATCCCCTTGGTATTAAAACGGCAAATCGACGTTTGCTTCTTTTCGATCTTGGTTTTGTGTTGCGTTTGTTAATCCAACGGTGCGGTCAATCTTCCAACCGATTAATGACATATAAAATCTTACATCACCTTTTGGACTTGTCCATTCGCGTCCACGGATGTTGATTGGAATTTCAACTTGTTCGCCAACGTCGTACCCATCAATTAAATTGATTTTGTCGTTTAAGAATTCAATTTCCAATGTTTGTGGAAATTTTTCATCAGTCGTCAAGATTAATGATTTCTTGCGCGTCTTCCCATAAGTCGATTCGTTCGTTATCTGTTTGATTGTTCCTTTTACTGAATTTGACATAATAATTAAGATATTTAAATTTAAAATAAGTTCGTTTGATTTTACTTCCCTGAGATGACATATTGTTCAATTCTTTTTGCCAATGTGATCCCATCACTTGAAGTAAGTTTGTCGTTTCCTTTGATGTAATCAAATGCCGTCTTTGCACTTGATTGTCGAATAATTTGAAGTTGTGTTTCGTTCATTTGATTTGACTTTTAAGTAATTCGTTTTCGTGAAGTTTTTCCAACAACATCCCAATCAGTTCCGACCGGGTCATTGTGTGTACATTCATTTCGTTTATTTCGTTCATAATAAATATATTTTTCACTAAGTTATAAAAAAATTTTTAATAAAAAAAGGGATGCTTATAAAAACACCCCTTTTCAGTATGAACAAAAAAACACATTTACGTCATCCGTTTTACTTCAGATGAATAATGATCAATCTTTTCGATTAATTCATTTGTTGTAAATTTAACAATTTGTTGTGATTTTAAATGCATTTTTTCTGCAAGTTCTTCACCGAGTTTTAAACCAAATTCATATTGCTTACCCTGATCGAACATATTACATTTTAAACATTGGGGACGACAATTGTTTTCATCCCATCGTGTTGCGTACGATCTTCTTGACATGAAGTGACCATTTTGGATATTCTTCCAAAAATATTCACGATCACACGTCCAACATTTTACCATTCCACGTTTATCAGCATATTTAAGTCTTATATATTGACTAAATATTACATCAAGTTTTTTAACGATTTTTGATCGTGTCGGTTTCTTTGCAGTATTGGGCATTGTTTTTTTATTTATCAAGTGCCTTCAATAATAAGTTCCCGTCCTTTTCATTGAACCCGGAAATCAAGCGGTATAAATATTTTGAATCTGATTTAACCTTCTTTTTTTCGGTAACCGTTGAATCAATTCCAAGGTTTGTCATTGAAATACTATCCAGTTCCAAAATTGCATCCGTTCGTTCACGGACACTTAATTGAAAATCTTTTGCAATTTTTTCAGCTAATTTTCGAATCGTTAAATCTTCATTCATTTTTTTTTATTTTAAAATTAAACATTAATAAACCACTAACCCGCCAAAGTTCGACGAATTTTTTAATATTTTCAATAAATCGCTTGATTGTTTTTTTAACATTATCGTCCCTGACCCTTATATTTTTTAGAATAATTTTTGGACGATTTAAGTTGTGATTGTTTGGATTTGGCGTGAACGCCGGGTCGTTTTTTCTTGGGTTTAATAATATGTTTATAACTGATACCCCTTGCCATTATTTGTGAAGTTTATTTCCAAACACTTTTTCCACTCCACGTGATCCGAAATAACCACCCACAATCACCGATAAAAGACCAGTAATTGAAGACAATTCAAGACCATAAAACCAACCACCAACATATGCAATTGAAAAGAATGCCAATGTCAATGGCCGAACATTGGAAGCCAACCAAGAACCACTTCGTGCATCCGCAACCCATCTTCTTGTGACCCCATCAATTTCAGCACGTTCATTTCTTAATTTTTCAAGGGCAACTTGTTTGTCGTCGTCTGACATATCTGACCCCCCAATGATTGCTTGTATTACGTTTCCAACTGGTGTTTGTTCTGCAATGGCACCAACAACAGACGGTATTTTATTTAAAAGGAATTTGCCGACGTCGGTGTCTTTGAATTTTTTTTTATTGTCGGACATATTTTAAATACAAGTTTTGTGCAAGTTCCACTTCATGTGGATTATCAAGACAAATGTCTTTTGTTATTTGTTTAAATTCAGCTAATTTTTCGGTGTGCTTGACTGATGCGCATGACGTCATCACGATCAAAATTGGAATTAATATTTTCATATTGTTTGTGTGTTTGTGCGATTATCGCGTTTGTTAGTGCGTCAATGGATTTGCGAATTTCTTTTAATTCATTACGAAGTCCATTTGATTTGACGTTTATTGTATCTTTTGACATATCGTTGATCCTACCGTGTTAGTATGTCCAAATGACATTGGGGTCTTTGTCTGAATGGATGTCGCCGGAATC